ATGATGTAAAAGACGAAATGTCTGATATATTAAAAACTATGGATACTGAATTTGAAAAAGCATCAAAATCCACCAATGAAGGTGTAATTACAATAGCTAGTATTGCTATTGCATTACCTGCTATTATGGGACTAATTGCTAAATTTGGTAAAGCAGCGGGTAATATGGTTAATAAAGTATTAGGTAATAAACCAAGTGAGGATGATGCTTACCAAAAATGGATGTCTAAACTAGGTCATATTGCTGATGAGTTACATCATTTGTATATGGCCCCAATTGAGGCAATTACTAAGAAATTTGTAAAAGATGAAAAAATGGCTAAAAATATAGCAAATGGTATATTTCATGCTATTGTAGCTACTTTTTTACTTGCATCAGGAGTAACAGCAGTACAAGCTTTACAATCTAAAAACTTATCTTTAGCTACCTTAGAAAGTGCTCTAAGTGCAGTTAAAGGAGGAGAATTAAAACAATTCTTTACAGGATTATTTAATTCATAATTTACAGACTGATTCATAGCCAGTCGATCCCAGGGGTTAAATTTTTAAAGGAGCTGTGGCCCACCTTAAAAAGTGGGCCACTTTTAATTTGGAAAATAGTAAAAAATATATTATATTTAAACGTTAAACATATGAGATTCAAGAAAATTGTAATTGTAGGAGCAGGTGTAGCAGGTGTAAATGCTGCCACTAAATTAGTTGACAATGGTTTTCCGGGTAAAAATATTACCATTATTGATATGGGAAATGATCCATATAAACGAAAACCTGAGGAAGTAATGACCGGATTTTTAGGTGCTGGAGGATGGAGTGATGGTAAATTAACTTACCACACAGCAATTGGAGGACAATTATCTAAGTATGTTGGTGAAGAAAAAGCAATGAAATTAATGGATGAAGTCATTAATAATTTCAAACGTTTTCATCCAAAACCTGAAGAAGTACAATGCTCAAATCCAGTAGAAGAACCTGATTTTATCAAACCATATTTTGGTTTACGTTTATTTCCAGTATGGCACGTTGGTACAGATTACCTTCATGAAATTGGTAAAAACTGGTACGATTATTTAGTATCTAAAGGTGTTGATTTTGTATGGAATGAAAGAGTATTCAAAGTTGATTTTGAATCTAGTCTAGTATATCACACAATTAAAGGTAAAGAAGGTCAATATGCTATTGATTATGACCAATTAATTTTTGGAGTAGGTAAATCAGGTATTGATTTTGCTCAAGAAATTCAAGATGAATACCAACTAGAAACTGAACCAAAATCAGTACAAATTGGAGTTAGATTTGAGGCACCACAAAAACACTTCCAAAAATTGATTGATATTAGTTATGATTTTAAATTGTATCGTAAATTTGAGGATAAAGGTGTTTCATTAAGATCATTCTGTACTAATAATAATGCTGCTTATGTTGCTGTAGAAGATACTTATGGTAATCATAGTTACAATGGTCATGCTAAAAAAGATCCTAAATACAGAAATGATATGACTAATTTTGGTATCTTGATGGAAATTAATGGTATTAAAAATCCATTTGAATGGTCTCGTAAAGTTGTTGAAGCTTGTCAAGCTAATAAAACAGGACTTTATTATTCTCCTGATATGACACGTAACCCAAGTTTAACATCTGAAGGAGAAACAGTATCAGCTTGGGAAATTTCAAAATATTCATTAGCTAATGTTAGGCATGTTATGGAAGGTTATTTTGAATATATTGAAGATTTTATCGAAGATATGAAAAAAGTATTCCCAACACTAGGTGATGATTGGGGTATTTATATTCCTGAGGTAAAATATCTGTCTCCTGAACCACTTGTAAATTATAATGACTTATCACTATCAGAATACCCAGATGTTCATTTTGTAGGAGATGCTTTATCAGCAAGAGGAATTACAGTTTCAGGGGCACAAGGTATTTTATCAGTAGAAAAACTAATAAGTAAAGAATGTCCTTGGGATAATATTCAAGGAGATATAATTAATTGGAAATAATTTGGAAAAGCAACAAAAGGTTATTATATTAACGATATGAACGAAAAATTTCAACCAAGTAAAAAACTAACTAAAGCAGATGGTACTGTTGCTTATGTTTGGGAAGGTAAATTACATAATTGGGAAGGTCCAGCATTAATTAATGCTGATGGTAAAAAAGAATACCATATACATGGTATTAAGTATACATTGGATGGTTGGAAAGAAGCAAGACGTAATCGTGAGGGTTTGCCTTGGTTTAAAAATCCTTCTATTACAAATTCTAGAAACGCTGGTTAATTATGAAAATAGGTTTATGTGGAACAATGAGTGTAGGTAAAACTACATTAGTAAATACTTTAAAGGAATTACCTGAATTTGCAAATTATAATTTTGCTACTGAACGTTCAAAATATTTGCGTGATTTAGGTATTCCTTTGAATACTGATTCAACATTAAAAGGTCAATTTGTATTTTTGGCTGAACGTTGTGCTGAGTTAATGAATGAAAATATTATTACAGATCGTACTATTATTGATGTAATGGCATTTACTAAAGCAGCTAAATCTATTGATTATTATGAGGCTGAGGCATTTTGTGATGCTGCTTATAAGTTGTTGCCTGAATATGATTATATTTTTTATGTTTCTCCTGAAGGAGTAGATATGGAAGATAATGGTGTTCGTGAAACTGATTTAAAATATAGAGAAACTATTGATGATATAATTAAATTAGTACTTTATAGAAGCAATCATAAAATTAAAAGTTTAACTGAACTATCAGGTACTACTGAGGAACGCATTAATAAAATGAAAGAAACAATTTTTGGATAATATTTATAATCATGAAGAAATCTGAATTAGCTACAGAAATTAAAAATCAAATATACGAACTTTTATCTGAAGTTGATGTTGACCCTAAAGTAGGTTCAGTAGTAATGAAAAAAGGTGCTAATCCTGCTGATATTAAAAAAGTAACTTCTCAAGGCATTGATGTTGAATTAAGAGAAGAAGAAGATGATAAAGAACCTACTAAAGCTGAACTTGAAAAAGAAAAAGTAAAAGGTGCACCTTCTAAATTTAAAGTATCAAATGATCAATTTAATGATTTTAAAGAAAGATTAAAAACTTTAGTTAAGAAAATTAAAGATATGGAAAAAGGAGCCGAAAAAGATAAAAAAATGGCTGCCCTAAAACAATTTATTAAGAAACCTGAATTAGTTAAAGCGTTTAAAGAAAGAGACGTTAAAATTGATACTGGTGGATTAGTAGGATAATATGAAAAATATTATTAAAAATATAGTTATAATTTGTCTATTAGGTGTTATACTTTATGGAATGTATAATTATAAACAAGGTTATTCTAATGACAATATCGAAAAATATCAAAACACAATCGATTCATTAGCTATTGAGATTGGTAAAAAAGATAAAGTAATTGGTTCCTTAGATTCTACTAGAGGAGTTTTAGATTCTTTATTAATTTTAGATAAAGCTAAATTAGCAAAAATTGCTAAAGAAGCAGATAAATATAAAAAACAATATGAAAAAGAACGTGATCGCTTTAATACTATGTCTGATGATGATGTCATCAGCGAGTTCACAGCATCGTTTAAATGATTCAACAGCAATAGTTCCTATTAAATCATTAAGAAATGCTCTATTAGTTAAAGCCGATAGAGATAATCTTAAGAATCAATTAGGAATTGCTAGAGATTCAATTAAATATATGGATACTATTATTTTAAGACAAGATAGTATTATTCATGTTTGTGATTCAACCCGTTTAGTATTAGATTCTCAAATTTCCGATTATAAAGGTACTATTGTAGCTAAAGACGGAATAATTAATGAACAAAATAATAAAATAACAGATCTTACAAATAAACTTACAGGAGCAATAATTACTCTAGCTTTAAGTACTGTAGGTTTTATTTTAATTCTTTTATGAGTGAAAATGTAAATTTAAAAGAAGTCATAAGGCAGGAATATATTAAATGTTTAAATGATCCTGCCCATTTCATGAAAAAATACTGCCACATTCAGCATCCTCAACGTGGCAGAGTATTATTTAATTTATATCCCTTCCAGGAAAAAACATTACGTTTATTTAGAGATAATCCATACTCAATTGTATTAAAATCAAGACAATTAGGTATCTCAACACTAGCCGCAGGTTATTCTTTATGGTTAATGTTATTTCATAAAGATAAAAACGTACTTTGTATTGCAACTAAACAAGAAACTGCTCGTAACATGGTTACGAAAGTTAAGTTTATGTTTGATAATTTACCTTCATGGTTAAAAATACAAGCAGAAGAAAATAATAAACTGTCATTACGATTAAGTAATGGTTCTCAAATTAAAGCCACTTCAGCAAGTAGTGATGCTGGTCGATCAGAAGCAGTATCTTTGTTGTTAGTGGATGAGGCAGCATTTATTGAACAAATTGGAGAAATATGGGCATCAGCACAACAAACATTAGCAACAGGTGGTGGAGCAATTGTACTTTCAACACCATATGGAACTGGAAACTGGTTTCATAAAACATGGGTATCAGCAGAAAATGCTGAAAATGATTTTTTACCTATTAAATTACCTTGGTATGTACATCCTGAACGAGATGATGCTTGGAGAAAACGTCAAGATGAATTATTAGGTGACCCAAGATTAGCATCACAAGAATGTGATTGTGATTTTAGTACATCTGGTGATGTTGTTTTTTACAATGAATGGGTTGATTTTATTAAAGAAACATCCATCCAAGATCCAGTTGAAAGAAGAGGAGCCGACCAAAATTTATGGATATGGGAACCTGCAGACTATACAAGAGATTATATGGTAGTAGCAGACGTAGCTAGAGGTGATGGTAAGGACTTCTCAACATTTCACGTAATGGATATTGTAACTAACACACAAGTTGCAGAATATAAAGGTCAAATGCCTCCTAAAGAATTTGGATACTTTTTAGTTGCTATTTCTACCGAATATAACCAAGCACTTTTAGTAGTAGAAAATGCCTCTATTGGTTGGGCAGCTATTGAATCAGTATTAGAAAGAGGATATAGAAACCTCTATTATTCACCTAAGAGTGATAATTTAACAGTTGATTCGTATTTTCATAAGTACGAAAATAGTGATAATGTTACTCCTGGTTTTACTATCTCATTAAAAACTCGTCCTTTAATTGTAAATAAATTTAGAGAATACGTTGGAGATAAATCAGTAACAATTCGCTCAAAAAGATTGTTAGAAGAAATGAAAGTATTTGTTTGGAAAAACGGTAGACCAGAAGCACAAACTGGTTATAATGATGATTTAGTAATGCCTTTTGGTATTGCTATGTATCTAAGAGATACTTCATTAAAATTCCAACAACAATCTCATGATTTAACAAGAGCTACTCTTGGTAGTTTTTCAAAAGGCACATCAGGTTTTACTGGTGCTTATAACTCAAATAATGTTCCTAATCCTTATTCTATTGAAACAAACAACGGAATGGAAGACATTAAGTGGCTTTTATAATATTTATAATATATTTCTATGGCAAATACTAATTTATTCACACGTTTACAACGATTATTCTCTACTGATGTTATCATCAGAAACCAAGGTGGAGGAGAATTAAAAGTTTTAGACGTAGATAGCATACAAAGATCAGGTGATGTAGCTACAAATTCATTAATGGATAGATATAATAGAATCTATTCACCAGCGGTTTCATCTTTGTATGGTGCTCAGGTTAATATCAACTATCAGTATTTAAGAACATTTATTTATTCGGATTATGATATTATGGACAATGACGCTATTGTAGCATCTGCTTTAGATATTATATCAGAGGAAGCTACCTTAAGAAATGAAATGGGTGAGGTGCTTCAAATTAGATCTAATGACGAGGATATTCAACAAGTACTTTATAATTTATTTTATGATGTATTAAATATTGAATTTAACCTTTGGTCTTGGATTCGCCAAATGTGTAAATACGGTGACTTTTTCCTTAAATTAGAGATTGCTGAAAAATACGGTGTTTATAATGTTATTCCATTTACCGCTTATCATATTGAAAGACAAGAACAATATGATAAAGAACATCCAAATGCTGTAAGATTTAAATACTCTCCAGAAGGCATTTATGGTGGTAGTTCAGGTTATTATCCTACCCCTAATGTAAATGCTCAAAAAGATGCTAACTTTGTTTATTTTGATAATTATGAAATGGCTCACTTCCGTTTAATGACGGATGTTAACTATTTACCTTATGGTAGAAGTTATTTAGAGCCTGCTCGTAGAATTTATAAACAATATGCTTTAATGGAAGATGCTATGTTGATTCATAGAATCTCTCGCTCACCTGACCGTCGTATATTTTATATTAATGTAGGTTCTATTCCTCCTAATGAGGTAGATAACTTCATGCAGAAAACTATTTCTACAATGAAGCGTACCCCGTTACAAGATAGACAAACAGGTGAATATAACTTAAAGTATAATATGCAAAACCTTTTGGAAGATTTTTATATCCCAATTAGAGGTAATGACCAAACAACCAAAATTGAGACAGCACCTGGTTTAGCATATACTGGTATTGATGATGTTACTTACTTAAGAGATAAATTATTTGCTGCCCTTAAAGTACCTAAAGCATTTATGGGTTATGATGAAAATCTTCAAGGTAAAGCAACATTGGCTGCCGAGGATATTAGATTTGCTCGTACAATTGACAGATTACAACGTATTGTATTATCTGAATTATATAAAATTGCATTAGTACATTTATATACTCAAGGTTATACAGCAGACAATTTAACTAATTTTGAATTATCATTAACCACTCCTTCTATTATATACGACCAAGAACGTATTGCATTAATGAAGGAAAAAATGGATTTGGCTGCCCAAATGATGGAAACTAAATTAGTTCCTACAGATTGGATTTATGAAAACATATTCCACTTCAGCCAAGACCAGTATGAAGAATATAGAGATCTAATTGCTCAAGACCAAAAACGTTCATTCAGATTTAACCAAATAGCCGAAGAAGGTAATGATCCTTTAGAAACAGGTAAATCATATGGTACACCACACGATTTAGCATCATTATATGGTAGAGGAAGATACCAAGATAATTCAGTTCCTGATGGATATGATGAAAAGAATCCTTTAGGTCGTCCAAAAGAAAAAGTATCCAACATTAATACCCAAGATAATGCATTTGGTAAAGATAGATTAGGTAGAGATTCAATGAAAAATGATGACCAAGAGGGATATGGTAGACCAGTAAAAGATGTTTCTCCATTAGCTTTAGAAATAAAAGCTAAAAATAAAACATTACTAGAATCACTACAAAAAGTAAACATTTTCAATAAAGAAAAAAGTGGTGAGTCATTGTTAGATGAATCTAATTTGAAGGAGTAAGAATCTTTATATATTTATAACAAAACTATAGGAATGAATATTAAACATTCTAAATATAAGAATACGGGACTTTTATTTGAACTTTTGGTTAGGCAAATTACCGCTGATACTTTATCTGGTAAGGATTCTAAAGCAACGGGTATATTAAAAAAATACTTTGTTAAAACTGAGTTAGGTAGAGAGTATAAATTATATGAGGCTTTATCTAAATACAAATATATTACAGAAGGTAAAGCCGAAACCGTAATCAATACATTAATTGAGTCCTCTAAAGATTTAAATAGGGGGGCTTTAAAAAGACAAAAATATAATTTAATTAACGAGATTCAAAAGCATTATAATTTAGAAGAATTTTTTAAAACTAAATTACCTAATTATAAAGCTTATGCTTCATTATATACGTTAATAGAAGTATACAACAGCGAAAATTTATCTAATCCGGACCAAATTATATCTAATAAAATTTCCCTATTAGAACATTTATCTTCTAAATTAGTTGAAAAACAAAAAGTTGAAGATGATTTAATGACAGAATTCCAGTCATACGATAAAGACCTTAGAATTTTAACATATAAAGTTATGTTAGAAAAATTCAACGGTAAATATGCTGAATTAAATGATAACCAAAAAGTAGTTTTAAGAGAATTTATTAATTCAGTAGATTCTACTCCTAAATTAAGAGAATTTTATAATTCTAAAGTAGAGGAAATTAGATTAGAATTAACAGAATTAACTTCTAAAATTACAAACAAAGCAACAAAAATTAAGTTACAAGAAATAAAAAATATTATCAACCCATTAGATAAAACATCCAAAATAGGTAATGATGATTTGGTTAATCTTTTACAATATTACGAATTATTAGATGAATTAACTAAAATACATGGGTAATTTTAAGTATAAAATAAGTGAAGCTAGAGAAACCCTTAAACCAAAGGATGTTGACCCTGCTTTACTTAAAAGATTAGAGGCCCAATATGGTCCTGTTGATATGGAAAATGACTTCTTTTCTAGTGATTTAAAAACTTATTTTAAAGCCGAAGACGTTAATACTGAAACTGGATCTGTAAGTAGTAAAATTATTAAATTAGCTTCTTTTGGTGAAAGTTTACAGAAATTGTATAATACTTTAGAGGCCTTAAAAGCATTATCTCTTACCCCTGAAGGAAGAAATGATAAAAAAGTAATTGAAACTTTAGTTAAAGTTAGAGAAGCATTTAATGGATTCAGAACTTATTTACGTAAATATTATCCTGACCAATATGATGCTATTAAAAGCCAATTAGATGAAATGTCAGCCACAGGTACAGGAGCAAGTTTTACCTCAGGTACTGAGGGAGAAAACTATGCTACTAAATATGCTTTTAAGAAAAAAATAAAAGAAGGTCCTGGAGCTACTGTAGGTCCTGGTCCCGCAGCTGGTCCTGAAGGAGTTACTAATAATACTTACGTTAAAAGTTTTAAGTATAAATTAGTTGATAAAAAAGCATTAAATAAAGCCGCTAAAGGAATAGAGGTAAAACAATTGTGGGAAGCTGATTTTGATATAAATCAATTAGTTAAGGATTTAAACATTACTAATCCTGCTATGGTTGAATGGATTTCAAAAAGAGTAGCTGCATTTGATACTTTAGAAAGACAATTAAATCAATTAATCCCGTTATTACAACAAGCTAAAAAAGAAACCATTAAACAATATAGTCAAAAACCTAGTTTTGGTGTTATTTATGGTACAGATTTAGCAGAAGAATATTTACAAGACATTATAGAATTATTTAAACAACCCGAATAAAATGGCAAATATACCAGTAAATGCAACAGCAATATCTTTACAAGGAGGTCAATCAATAACTGGTTCATTTGCCGGTTTTATAGGTTGTTCTAATACATTAAATACTTATATTCACTTTACAGGACTTAGAGATGCAAACGGATTTCAACTAGTAACATCTGGATCTACTCCTGCTTTATATTTTAAAGAAGGTCAAGTAATTCCTTTATTTATAACTAGTGCATCCTTAGATGCTACTAGTGCTAACGTTGTTTTCTTTACTTAAAAAAATAAATTATGGCAAATATTCCCGCAAATCCAACAGCACGATTATTAATACAAGGTCAATCAATAACCGGATCATTCGCTGGTTTTACAGTATCAGCAACTACCGGAGGATCATACGCTGTTTTTACTGGTCTTAAAGATGCTAATGGAACCGAATTAGCAATTTCAGGTTCTCCTGCTACTTTAAGATTTTTAGAAGGTCAAACTTATCCGATATTTGTAACTAGTGCTTCCTTAGCAGCATCTAGTGCTAACGTTTTATTTTATACATAATATTTATAATAAAATGGAAAAAACATTACAACAACAATATGTCCTTATTAAAGAAGGAAAAGGCGATAAAGATCACTTTTTAAAAAGTGCTCGCCGTGTGTTTCCTGATTTAATTGCTCCTTTAACTGACTACAATACTGCTGTTACTATCTTAAAGAACAAAAGTATTTTATCTGAAGGTGTAGGTGGAATAACTACTGGTAGAAAAGATTGGTTTAAAATCTTTAATGATAATTTAGCTGAGGCTGTAGGAGTTAAAAATAAAAAAGAATACGGTGATCAAAATGAATTTGAAAAAATCGATTCTGGAGTTCAAAAGACTTTAGATAATGCTAATTTTGATTATAAAGATCCTAAAAACATAGACAATGTTTATGGTCAATCATTTTTAATGGGATACTATACAGAAATGAAAGATCCTAAAAATGCTAAAAAAACCGTTGATGAATTAAAACAGATTGTATTAAAAAACATGGCTAAAGACGTTAACTATTATCACACAAATGCCTCTTTTGGTGTTAAAGGTATTGGTTATACTAAAGATGTAGTTAGTGGTGGTGACTCAAAAGCACCTAAAGGTAAATATAAATCAAGTGGCTACGGTGATTTAGATAAAAAATAATGAAACAAGTACTAATTGAAACTATACCATTTAGTGTATCTCGCACACAATTACATGAGGGTTTAAGAGCACCTTCGGGTAATCCTTTAGTTGAAGGAATACTTGCTACAGCCGAGGTAAAAAATGGTAATGGTCGTTATTATCCTAAAGAGTTATGGGAAAGAGAAATTGATAAGTATCAACAAATGGTTAAAGAAAATAGAGCAACAGGTGAATTAGATCATCCTGAATCCTCTATTATATCTTTAAAAAATGTATCTCATATTATCAGAGAAATTTGGTGGAACGGTGATAAGGTAATGGGTAAATTAGAAATTTTACCTACAGTATCGGGTAATATCTTAAAAGCTCTTATTGATAATAACGTAACAGTAGGTGTATCTTCTCGTGGAATGGGTTCATTAAAACAAATGAGTGAAGGTACATTAGAAGTACAAGATGATTTCGAATTATTATGTTGGGACTTTGTATCTACCCCATCTAATCCAGGATCATATATGCATTTAGTAAAAGAAGGATTAGAAAGATCAACTATTGATTATTCAAAAGTTAATTCTATTATTACAGAAATACTTTGTGCTCAGGGTACTTGCCCTATTTTTTAA